GATAACCTGTTCGGTGCATGGACAAACCACTCGCAGGTCGGACTCGGTTCAAAAATCACTGGACCATTGTCAAAAACAATAAGGTTGCTTGCAGTTGTTTGAACTTGAATTGCCAAGCTGGTAGCGCCATCTGAAATCATTGCGAGCTTCTCTCGCTCAGAGAGCTGCATTCTGACATAATCCACATAGTCAGGACCCATGCCATCTTCATGGTAGCCGATATTGTGCAGTGATGTATTAACGCTTGACGTTAACAACGAACCATCTAATCCTAAAGACGCTGATAATCTTGCATTCAAAGATGCTGTATTCCCCCTAGCAGCGGTTATTTCTGCTGAGGCCGAATCCGACACAGAATTAATTACATTTGTTCTGTCAATTAAAGCCTGAATGGGAATATTATCGACAACATAGTTGTATGGATCAAGAGGAGTAAACAAAGGAACATTATTTAAAATTGGCATAATTTATATATTTAGAGCCAGAAAATATATGTTCAAAAAACATATGATTTTCTGGCTCTATTTAATTTTTAAACTAAATTAATGCGCCAATTAAAAGTAATTTGCATTAGATTAGTTTTAACAAGATCACCAAATGTGACCATTGAATAATATGTACCATTAGCCATCACAAGTGCCATTTCGTTTACAGCAAAACCATTACAGTCGTCGTAGGTCAAAACCGATGTAAAAACCGCCTGTGTTGGATTGTCAGGATTGATTGTAGCAATCACTGGCTTGACTGAGCCGCTTGACGGTGGGATTTGATTGTACAACCCCGTTCGGTCTGCTGGGACATAACGAACTGTACCACCATCAACACCACCCTGACCAAACACCATATTGGCAATATAGTAGTCCAAAGTATTATCTGTATATTTTGTCAGAATCTGAACTAGGGCCATCTTCCCGCCCCGGAGAACTGTATTTTTTATAATCCTAGTTTCTTCTTTGCCATTTTGGTATTCAATTTTTAATTCCACTATACCTTGGCATTCAATATTTTCAGAAATTTGGTCCATTTTTTTCTCCTATATAATTCTAGTTTCTTTTTCAAATTTTCAAACTGTCTTTGAAAATTTGTCCGTTTGCAAGTTTGATTTCAACGTCCATTGACTCTTGCATTTTTAATTCGCTAAAAGTCTCGTGAAATTTATCCCTGCTTTTCTTCAATTGTTCCATTTCTTTTTTGGGGATATTGTAATTCGAAGGCTCTAAAATCAAATCATCAGAAATAGATAGCCCTGATTTCATTTCAATTTTCACACTGATGCCTTCAACTTGATTTACAACATCTATGAATCCACCAGAAGATCCATTGTTTTGTTTATCTACAAAAACTATATCGTCCACATTCATTATGCCAGAAGCGAACGGCGCAAACGGTACAGATGGAGTAGTTGTGAAGCTCCATGAGAACGAATCCATTCCAGCTCGGTCGCCCATCTGAATCTGATAACCGGTCCATTGTACAAATTGTGGGATGTACTGAAACTGATAGCTCTCAACCGCCACATTTGACCCAACAGGATTAATCGGATATGGTGCCCATGCTGGATCAGGATCACCAGACAAAATCAAATATTCTGTCAATCCTATAGTTTTTGTTGCAAGTATTTTTCTGTAGTTGCCGTTTATTTTAATTATATAATTGTTTATGAAGTTATTGTCTTGCAGCGCCGTCGGACTCTGTGGATCAGTAAAAGCAACTGGTAAATATGGTGTTGGCGGTCGCTGTATCATTGCTCCCCAGTTTTTAATAAAAGCAACATCGTTGTTAATTATTCTTTGATAAATTAGACATGAAACACCAGACTTGTTTCCTGCGCTATAATTTGCAATAGTAAACTTGTTTGTATTAACTAAATCCAATTTTGCTATTGGATATTGTAGTTGCGACCCAGTTTCTCCAAAATAAAAGCCAACAATATTTTTATTATTGACACTAAATCCGGCATCGTTTATTGTTACGACACCATACTGACTCATTTGTATTTTGCCGTTTACAGAAGACAATATCATTTCATTTGAGTTGTTGTATAGAGAGAAATCAACACTTGTCATTGGTCCCACTAAAGTACCATTGTTCTCAAGCTCGATTGTCCAATCTGGCAGTAAGTCATAAATATTATAAATTTGACCTGTGCTATTTATTCTAATTTTCCACGGTGCCAAAGCACGTCCGTTATCCACATCTTTAATTGTTGTAATATAAAAAGCATCGAGTGTTATTGATTCGTCGCTTAAATAAAATGTGGTCATTTGCTGAATATCTGAATTTGATATTGGTAAGAAAATATTACTTAATCGGAATGGAACTTGGAATTCAATTGGCCGGCTTGTTGGATATCCTATTATCTCAACCTGATTATTTACAGGATTCTCAACGGCATATGTTGCATATGGCGACAGAATTTCCAAATAGGTTTTGCTGCTTATGTTAGTCAGTCCAATATTATTGAAATTAAATTTACCACTGTACAGTATTGTTTTTTCTGAAAAAGCTTTTACTATTGCCGAGCTACCACCTTGCAATACTAGATTGGAAAGTTGATTTCTTTGAAATTCGTCAAGAGAATACAGTGCATTTGCTATGCAACAGTGTGTTACACCACTTCCCGGAGCAACCATAAATCTATTAAAGAACTCTTGTGCATTTCCTGCTATTAAATAATCATCTGCTGTAAATGCAACGCTTATGTCTATGCTCTCTTCTGGAGGTAGCTGATAATCGTTAATACTAGATTCGTAATTTAATGTGTGTAATTGTGCGTGCAATGGTTTATAATCGTTAATTATAGACTTAGCTTCTTCGAATCGTGCAGAGGTTAAGTTGCCAATAGAAAGATCAACAGAGAAACAGGAGCTGATGCTTCCAGAGCACATATCTATAAAATTCTTGTCTATGTCGCCGGGGTAAGTGCTTTTTCGAAGACTACCGTTGTATTCATCGCTGTTGTAAACATTTTCCGAATATGGAAATATACTTCTTACACTACCAAAAATAACAGGATCACTGTATGGATTTGTTATTGGTATGAGTGTATTAAAATCCGGATCACTTTGGAGAATTAATTTTGTGTTCCAGTTTTTGGGAGGGTATTCGATTAGTTCATCATCTCTAGTATCCATCAATGGAAGAGATCTGATTATGTTTTCGATTAATTGTTGTTGTGCGTTTGTAATAGGTCTAATTTGATACAAAATTTTGATTGTATCTGTGCTGCCGGGAATCGTTGGATCTTGCGAACCGGATAAAGGCGGACCATTCCAAGTAAGCGTGCTGATTGCATTTTGCGTTGTTATGTCTATATCACTAAGGGGATAAGAAACAAAATCAACTGCTCCTGCCTTTCTTAACCAAACAGCAAAATTTCCATTGTTTGAAATCGGTAAAGACGGAATGGTAAGAATGAATTCATTGCTACCAACGTAATACAAGCTTTCAGTATATGTATATTGAGAAACAACTTGCCAATATTGTTGATAATCAAGCAGCTCTATATTTGCATTGGCGAGTGCTTGACGAATTCCTTTTAGAGTTCCCTTCATTTTATAATTTGGAACCATTTCACCAACTTGTTTTCGCCAATAAGTTGGATCAGTAGTTCTAAGGGTAAGATTTCCAAGACCCGCCATAAAAGGCAAAAATTGATCGGGGCACGTGTTAGCATTTTGCAGAGTGTAAATCTGTTGTATAAAGCTTCGTAAAAACTCAAAAGATTGCCCGACAGATCTGTTAAATAAACCAAGAACTTCTGGAGTTTGATCGCCGCTATTAACCTTTGTTTTATATGTTTCGGGCATATAATAATTTGGTAGTTCAACAAAATCAGTATAAGCAATTCCATCCGGAGCATTTAGAATTCTGACTCCTGTAGGAGTTATAGTATCAGGTCTAGAACGAAAGCTTATGGGCTCCGCAAAAAGCGTAAAATAAATACTATCAGCATATATGTTATTTGGAAGATTGCCATCTGGAATCCATCGCCAACAAACAAAGTAGTCGCCGGCAAAAGCACCTGTGCTATCCCATAAAAATTCAAATAGACCGTAGTTTATTCCCAGTGTTGGATCTGTTATTGGTTTTAAAATGGAATCTGTTGAATATTGTGTCCAAATAGGATTGTTTTGGTCGCCAAAATTTTCATAGACAATTGTTCCGTCATAGACAACAGTATCAAAGTTTTGTTCTTGGGCAAGCTGTAGTTTAATTACTCTAAGTTCTTCTTCCAGCCTAATCTCTGTAGGAGAAATTGTTGTTGTACTAGTTAAACTTGCCCGCAAATCACAAAGCTTTTGATTTACCAATAGATATTTGTCATATAAAGCTTTATCCAAATTATCCAAAGAAACAGAATTTTCTTTTGTTGATGCAAAATTTCTTTGTACTTGGTATATTGTAACGCTAAGAACAGCAAAAGGATTACTGTTAAAACACATGTTTGCATCAGGGCACCTGAGAATAAACCTGACAGTTTCTGAAGATTTCGGGTTTTGATTATAGTTAACTATTGTCATGATTATGTGTAAGCCAATCTTACTTGAATGGGTCCATTCGGTCTAATTATTTGATAGTATTGTGCTGGAACTTCTGTGAGAGCTTCAACGGCAACTGTACTAACCAAATCAAAAGTTATTTCGTAATTTGTGACTTGTGTGATATTGCTCAGCGCCTGAAGCATATCAACAGACCTTAAAGTCTGTCCAAAATCCCAGTTTGACAAAGCGAAGAAATTATTTGCTTCAAGTATTATTTGATTTTTAATATCAACATCAAATTTTGCATACACACTGGGTAAGAAACCAGTAATAGAAACGTTCACAAAATTTATTTCGCCGTCCTTAATTACAACATAATCAGTCAACATTTTATATTGATCTAATGCTTGGAGAAGTAGATATTTAAACTGTGGACTTGGCAGTGCCAATCCGTCGTTGCCACTTCGAACTAAAACATAAATGTCTATGACATTTGCGGCGCACCCATAAGTCCTCAATGCAGCAGTTGCTTTTCCTGCAATTCCGTTGTAAGGAGTTACAAAAGAATCTGCAAAAGTTTTATAATCAGAAGCGGTAACACATCTATTTTGTGTTGATAAGTATTGCGGCAGTTTAAATCGTATATCGTTTATTGTGTCTCCTGAATACCCACCCTTTCCACTCGTATAGTTTGTAAGATCGACTGGGACAGCATAAGGTAGCCCAGAAATAGTTATCAAAGCTTGCGAATTTGCATAATTTGCAATTATGTCTCCGTCTGGACCACCGCCAACTCTGTAGACGAAATTAATTCTTGATCCGTTGCTTGGAATCATTCCACCTTGTGAACTTCCAAAAATGACGTCTAAACTATAGTCTGAATTATATTGAACTCTAAATTCAAGAGCAGAAGTATTACTGCTGAAAAATTTTACCTGCTTCCATTGTATTCCATCAACAAAAACTCTCACAGAATCCATTATAACGGGATAATACGTAAGAGTTATAACTTGATTTGCTGCTCCTGTACCAGAATAAGTCTCTTGAAACGTTTGTCCTTGAACTCCAACTACATTGCTATTAACTATTTTGCCGGCTTGTATTATAATTGGTTCATCAAATATTGGTTGGTTTAAAGAGTCTGCAGGATAAAGTTCAAAAGGAACTTGTGCATCATTGTTGCTAACGAGAATTTCATAAGGAGTTGGAATTATCACATCTTGTGCGACAACGGCGGATAATTTTGCACTAAACATTGCCTTTGAGCCAACTGGAGGAGTTGGATAAAAGCCAACCTGTTGCGCTATTCTAAAAGCATTTGCAATTTCTGAAACTGTATCAATAAAAATTTCATTTGCTACTTGATCTGTTTTGAAGCTGAGCATATCTCCAATAAAAGCAAAATTCTCAATCAACATTATTGCTAATGAGCTTTCAACAAAATCATTAAAATTATTCTGGAAATTGTCTCTGATAAATTGAAGCAATCTTAGCTTCATGGAATAAAAGTCTTGATTAGTGTAATTAATACTTTTGCTAGGAGAAGACACGCTTCCCTTAGATGAGTCATATGGTTGTACAACAAAATTACACTGGTCTTGCATAAAATTCCTAAATTTCAAGGAGACAACGGAAGCTCTAATTCAAGAACCTCTACCTGATTAATTTTATCAGGATTTACAACCTCTAAGATAAGTATTAATGAATTTCCCAAATTATTCAATTCTTCCTGAGAAATGTTTCTTTGTGTTCCACTAACATTGTTCATATTATAATACTCATCTCCGCTATAAACGTTGATACTATTTATAATAATTCTTGGGTCCCATTTATTTATAGATGTGTTTATAGCACTTACTATCTGTGATCGTGTCGATAAATCATTTTGTTGAAAAAGATATTGCTTAAGTGGTGTCCCAAAACTAGGCAGCATGACTCGTTCGCCGGGATTTGTTAATATCAATTGTTTTAAATCAGCCAAAAGAACGCTCATATTTGTAATGCTAGGCAAGTAACCTAGAGATGTTGATTTTATTGGATAAGGCGCTCCATATAAAGTTGGCATATTTTCCTTTCTAAGCTACTGCTGCTTTTTCCTCTGGCGCATCAATCTTAGCATCAGTGAATGGTGCAAAACATGCGATATTGCATGTTTTTGCATCTTTGCCAACACTCATAATAATTTTGTCACTTATCATTACAGCACCTGAGTTTTCTCCAGTCTGCATATAAAGCAATGGGCGACCAATACATGGTGTAGCATTGCCCTCTTTATCTTTACAGTCATTTCCTGCAACCATAACTATTTTTTCGTCTGCTATTACAATCTCATTTCTGGTAAGTTTTATTGAATCCCCAAATGTTCTAACAACATTGTCTTTTGAAACAATTAAAACTCTATTTGCTTGTTTATCAGTACTAATTAATTTGTTTTCTGGAGTTTCTCCAACAACTTCAATTGAATCTTTTACGCTATATTTTATGTATTGACCGCCTGCCCTTAAAAAAACGAGACCAACATCTGTGCTTTCTCTCATTTCAAAAATATGAGGTCCCATTTCTTTATTATCTTTTTGTGGTGCCAATAAAAGTATTGCTTGATTATCAGTCTTTTCTTGTGATTTGCCATCGCTTAACAAAAATAACAATCCATATCCACTTCTTACTCTGACGTAAGCACCAGATGCTTTGGATACTGTCTCGCCGGCTTTAATTCGTTTTCTAACTGGTGGTGGGTTATCGTTTCCATCATCACACATTTGTATTTCGTGTTTAGAAGTAGACTCTAAGTAAATTCCTCTTTTTGGACCAGCTATCTTACCTGCTGGAGTAGCTGTATTATCAGCAGGTAGTGTCTCGTCTATCATTGAAATGGCATTTCCTAGTGCACTTCGAAAAAATATGCCATTTGATGCAGACCTAACTTTAGAAGGATTTTCTGCGTCATCCATTGAAATGAAATGTCCGGTTGAAGATGTCCAGTATGTTCTTCCCATATACCAGTCATTACAACCATAGTCGAAAGCTTGTGTACTTTTTTGCCAATTTGGAATTCCCCTAGGTTGCTGAACACTATCATCCATTACAAAACTATGACCAGAAATACTCAAGTGTTGCATTCCACTTTGCGGAAGATCACACTTATTATTTTGCGGAGTTTGCGGTCCTCTATAAGGACGACATTCGTTTTCTGCTTTAAAATAAATATTTTTACCACCCTGAATCGGTCCAGAATTTGGATATCTGGGGTGTCCACCAATTATTGAGGGATTGGAAACACCACCAGAATTAGAATTGAAAGAACTAACGCACTCAGTTTTCTCTTTTGTAACCTGAAGACTAGGATTATAAAGATATTCAAGCCCATTTAATTGTTGGTTCAAAATTTGTTGTGCAGAATTCCTAGACGCTTCTGACTGTTGTTGTTCTGGCGTTAGTACTGTAGAATTCTGCAACTGTTGATTTGTCTGATCTTGGACGAATTTTGGTTCTGAAACTCCTTGCAAACAAGAAATGTTAATATCATTAATTTCACCCGGCGTGCATTGCGGATTAGACCATTGTCCTCCGTAGTGTAGAAAGTCGTCCTTCATGCAAAACCAACCACCACAGCCACTCATCAATTCAATTCGTTTCCATTTTCTGTTACAAATAGGATCTCCATCAACCATTTTTAACATATGTTTTTCTGGAGTTTTAAAACCATAAATATTTGGATAGCTCATCCTCTTATATGCATCTGGATCAGTTTCTATTTGTGTTGTATCTGTAATATCAAAACCATTATAATTTTCAGTATTCCATGGAGGCAAAACTTGAGCACCGGTGTTATCACCAACCAAATAGCCAGTTCTGTTTCCTTCCCAAATCCTTTGAAATTCGGGAATAGAAATTCCGCCCCAATTTCTAGAATATTGATTTCCTTGATTTATTAAACTTCTAAGCCTATTCCACGTTGTGCCAATATAATAACCACTACCACGTGACCCATCTTCAAATAAAATACAAACAGTGCTACCCGCTGGAGGAACCCAGTTTAAACCACAATCATCAAAGCCGCCCATTGCGGATATTGGATATGCCCAAGGAAGTCTAGATACAGTTAAAAGATACGGATTATGAACCAAAGGAGAAAAATATTTTATTCTGTTTTGTTTATAGGTATCAGCAGTACTAACGCAAATCGCCGTCATAAATGAAGGGTTTGTAACTGGGTCCGTTGGGGCGCTATACATAAATTTATTAGTTGCCGCAACAAAATTAAATGTTGTTTTTTTTAAATTGTTAATCTCGTTCTCTAGTTGAACTACTTTTTTTGATAAAGAATTAATCATTGTTTTTTTGCAATATTGTCCTTTTGTTTCTCGGTGCTCATCCAAGCATCCACCAATTTTAATATAGTAGTATACTTTCCTCCATTTATATTATGGGTAATTGCTTTTATGTTCATTACACGAGTTAAAAGTTTGTTACACACATCTGGCGCTATCCATCTAAAATCTGCATACCCGCCATCATTATCATTTTGTTGTTTTCTGCTAAGCTGAAATGGATTTATAAAAATAATTCCTACGTTTTGAAATGCGCATTTTGTCCAGAAATCAGCATATCTTACTGGATCTCCTTGTATAGTTAAATCAGCCTCATATCCTGTAAGATTCTCCACAATTCCCATTGTTTTTGCTTGTGTCAAATATGAAGCTGCTTTCTGCTGAAGGACATTTGTTGGAGATGTATTATAAGTATCATAATAACGTGCCGGAATTCGCACTTGTGGACCAGATCTTTCAGGAACATTAGACACATCTTGCCCCGGAACTGTTGCAACATCATTTTGATTTGGCCCCTGTCCAACACCCTGTGGAGGTCCTATCCCTCCACCTGCATTACCACCACCACCAACCTGACCAGCCAATTGGACATACGCAAATTTCGGATCAAATGATATAACTGGACTATTGTTTCCACCATTTACAATATAAGATGTATAAACTTTTAATACAGTTTTATTTTTTACATTTGCATTTGCTTTTGCTTTTCCATTTCCATTTTCATTATCATTATTTGCCGGATCAACATTTTCTGGCAATGTGGTAAGTATAAGTGTAGGAGGATCTGTTGGAATAACACCATGAATCGACCCTTTACCATTAGCACTAACGAAATTATTTTTCCATTCTGTAACTGCATCGTGTGCCGATAATCCCATTGCTGGCCATACACCACTAGGGCCACCTTTGCCACCATCTTTAGGCTTAAAACTCTCACAATCAAGTTTCCCATCTTTAGTTAATCTTGCAAGTATAAAATTTATATCTGGATTAGTATTACCTGCCTCACCACAAAGTCCAGTCATTGCTGCTTTCATGGCATCCTTCAATTTCATAGGAGCTTCCTCTTTACCAAACACAGTTTCAATCTTTGTGGGTTGAAATTTTGTTTGGACAACATCCATGGCAGTAATCGTATACTTAAAAAGACCACTCTTACTATCAATTGAAACTTTTATGTCATTAAGAGTACCAAAACATTTATTGTTTTTTACATTAATACCTTCTCCACATCCCGGTATAACAGCTTTTCTTGATGATGAAGCAACGATTAACCGAGAATTACCCTGATCATCTGCACCAATCCATCCCCAATCCCAAGACAAATCACTAGTAGCAGCGTTTGAAGATTTATTAACATCATCTTTTTTCTTGCAATTAATGCCTTGAATGCTGCGAAATATTTGTGTAAAATTACCAGCATCAGTATCAATTATTTCGAAGACGGCAGTATTTCCTTGTCCTGCGCTATATGTAAAAGATTGAATTGATGCAGTGTTGTTAAGCAATGGAGAGGAATTATTACCAACAGAAATACTAAATTTTTGTTCAACATTATTGAATAAAACAGTTCCAAATTTTAAAAAAGTCAATTCAACATATGGTGCCAGAACTGCAAAGTCAAGTAAATTGGCACATTCTAAATCGTTTGTATCTTCACCAAATTGAGAAACACAATAATTTGGAACCAAACTGTTAAGATTTTTAAACATTAAAGCGTCACCGTTGGCAAGTAAATTGTCCTTCCAGCTTTAAAATCCATAATATCATATATTTTATTCAACTCCATTATCTTGTACCAATAATCAACAAAGCCATATTTCATAAGTGATACCTTGTCTGGTCTATATGCAGTTGCGCCATTAATCATAAAAACTGTATCTGTGTTTGAAATTGCGTAATCTGGCCTTTTGTATGTTGCAAATGCAAGTAAATTATTATCTCCATATTGAATTGACTGTTGATCTCTGTATCTGCTTAATGTAGAAACATATGTCTGTGGATTTATTTGTGTATATGTTATTTTGTTTGCCATTTAACCACCGTATTTCATTATTCTACTTTGCCCCGGAAGATCACTAGCTCTATAGACAATAGAAAATGTAGTGTCAACATTAAATTCTACTGGCATGTACTCGAAATCTCCTTCTTCCGAATTTGTAAATGATGTCCAAACAACATCAGTAGGAAAACTTGCAGAACAATCAGTACAAATGGCATTTAACATATACCCTTGACTTTTGTCTGCAGCTAAAATTCCGCCACATTTTATTTGACAAATTGGCGGTGGCTCATAAGGAATGGAACCACTAGGGTTGTCAATTGGATATGTTAAACTTTTTAAAAAATTATAATCTTCTAGATTTCTTATGTATGATTCACGATCAGTATTTACAAACTTCCATTTCCATGATATAGTTCTATCACTGCTTGATGCATATGACTTAACTGGCATAGATCTTCCCATAATTTGTTCATCGGAAAATGTTGCACTATGTTTGTCACTTATATCAGGAAGTACATGAGGAAAGATGGTTTTTCCCTTTGCTGAAAGGAAACATCCGCCTATAGGGACCAGACCATTTGTTTGTGAATTTGTTGCACGCATTGTTTAATTTAACTAAGTGTAATTTTGTTGAAAATAAAATCAACACAAAACTATGTATTGTTAAAATTGAAAATTCGAATTTTAAATTCCGTAAGATATTGGGTTGCCTGCTGCACCAGATGTCTGTTGAGCTGCTGTAGAATATGCCATTGCTCCCTTAGGAAGACTTGTATTCAAAACCCTGTCAAGTTGCGGATTTGAACCTATATTGTCACTTTGAGCAGACGAACTTGATGATCCAGATAATCTATATGCTATTAACTTAAGCGTTTCTAATTGACTAGTAGCTATTTGCGTTTGAGTGTTCAATTCTTGCGTGACTGGCTGCATATCTGCTTCACTTCCCGTGCCAATCTTTGCAGAAACCATACTGTTGTATGCCATTTTAGTTTTATTAGATGCAACATAACCATTCAATCCAACAGGCGTAGCTTTAGCATCTTTTGAATTACCTTTTTCATCCACCGCAGATGCAAGAGTATTTTCTTTTCGATCCCTTGTAAGTTTTTCGTATAGGCCTGTTGTTACTGGGAACAAAGTTTTCATCGTTGAAGAATTCATGATATTATCTGTAGCTCTACCCAACAAACCAAACGATCCATCAGATCCACCAGCATTTCCTTTTCGATCCCTTGTAAGTTTTTCGTATAGGCCTGTTGTTACTGGGAACAAAGTTTTCATTGTTGAAGAATTCATGATATTATCTGTAACTCTACCCAAACCAAACAATCCATCAGATTTACCACTAGCGGCAGCGGTAGTAGCATTAACATCTAAATTACCAATTTTTTTGCCACCTTTTTCAGCGCCGGACTTTAAAACGTCAAGAATCTTATTGAGAACATCAACTGCCTGCTGTGACAGATCGACCTTTTCATCTTTTTTATCTTTTTTAGCTTCTACAGCCTTTTTGTCTTTACCAACCAACCAACCCAAACCCAAAGAACCTAACATACCCGTAATACCAGTCATTTGTAATAAAGTGCTACCTGCACTACCAGTAGCAGCTGCAATAGCGCCACCACCAGCAGCAGGTGCAGCACCAGCGGCAGCAGGAGCGCCAGCAATTGCAGCACCGCCAGCACCAGCAAGTGCGGCTCCAGCACCACCAGCAAGTGCAGCAGCAGGAATACCAGCAGCAGCTGCTGCAGCTACAGGCGGAACACCAGCAGCGGCAGGAGGTGCTGCTGGCTTCCCACTACCAGTAAGCCAATTCCAAGCTGAGCCTATACCACTTATCCCCTTATCTATCAAGCCGCCCGCACCAATGTAGTTTAGCCCCTGTCCTAGGTAACCACCGAGCGCCCCACCAGCAGTGGCACCAATAGCGGTTCCAAGACCCGGAATCGGAATAAGAGTTCCCAAAGCACCACCAAGTGCTGTACCAAGTGCTGTACTTCCCCCAGCAACCAAAGATCTACCTGCACTTCCGCTTTTTTGATATTCGTCAACACCACCCATTATACCACCCAAGGCAGTACCTAAAACGGGAATTCTTCTTGCGAAACCACCTATCTTACCCAACATACTTGTTGGCGCAGCAGGCGCAACAGGTGCAGTAGGTGTAATAGTAGCAGGATTAACAGCAGCAGCAGCAGGAGCAGCAGTAGCAGCAGCACCAGCACCTGAACCCATTGCGCTGAGTCCAAACCCACCAACAGTCATTGCCATACCAGCAGCATTACTAACTGTGTTAGCCGTGTCTTCGCTTGCACCCAATCCTTGTGCTGCTGCTGCTATTGGATCATACCCAAACATATTCGCAACCATCAAACCAGCACCAGCAATACCAGCTGCCTTACCAACTCCTCTAACGATTCTTCCACCCCTGCCGGCGCCCCAGCCTCCACCACCGCCACCGCCGCCTGCAGGAGCATTGCCAACCGTTCCAGTGCCAGAACCCAATCTAGACAGTCCTGCAAATTTAGCAACTGCCAAAGAAAAACTCCATACCGTCTTTCCCCATGTTATTAGCGAAGCCGCAAAAGCCACAAAAGCAGTACCAATTGTTGCGAACCCTGCAACTTTACCTACAAGCCCACCAGTAACATCATTTAAAAATTTGAATACCTTAATTAAACCGCCTATAACATTTCCAAGAGTTTGCATTGCTGGAACAACAATAGACATTATATCCTCAAATACAGGAACAAATACTTTAAGAAGCTTTTCAGATAATTCGTCCATCATTTTTTGGAATTTTGCCATTGGATTTTTATCAGCGCCCTGTTGCGTGGTTACTTTTTGATATAACGCATTGTAAACTTCTAGACCCTTTTGTCTCTCTTCAGCACTGTTGCTTTGCAACATTTTCTTTACATCTTCTAAGCCAAACGTTTCACCATTAGATTCGACACTTTGTATACCTAGCTTCTCAGCTTTTTCAGTTATGCTTTTAGACATTTCTGCATTTGAGGCCATCATTTGTTTTTGTATAGTCTTTGGATCAAAATTAGTAATTCCACCAACTGCAAGATCTTTTGTTTCAAACTGTGATAATAAAACCTCTGTTGCCTTTGCGCTATCTCCACCAAATTGCATCAACGCATCATTAAAAACCTTAGCTTGTTTTGCTTGCTGATCTTCTTTTATTTGTGTTTTTTTTCCTGCTAAGTCACCCTTATCAGAAATTTGGTCTTCTAAAAACTTTTTCCTTTGAGTAGAAAGTCCACCTTTGTTTAATTCATCTTGATATTTTTTTTGTTGGGCGGTAAGGTCTTCAAGCTTATCAGACGATCCCTTTGTTGCATCCTTCAATGATTTGTTTTGTTTTAGCATTTCATCTAAACTAAATCCAGTTATAGACTTAATTCTTTGATTCATTAAAATCTTTTCCCGTCCCGTAAGCTTGTCCAAATCTTCTATAGAATGACCAGTCATGTTTTCAATATTTTCCTGAAATCCGGCAGCAAAAACCTTCATGTCTTTTGATGACTCAAGTAGAGTTCCGTTGAGCGCCTTAGCCAACATTTCCTGTCCCCCAGCAAATTGGGCAACACGATTTCTTAAAGCAATTAACCTCGTATCTGCGCCTTCAGTTAAATCATAATTCAATCCCTGCATTGATTCTTGAAGTTTTGACATTGATCCCTGAATACCATTTTTAATAGCTTCTGCACTCAATTTTTGTAAATTTTCTAAAACATTTGGAGTTAGTCCTCTGAATTCTTGGAATTTCTTTGCAGTTTGCTGCGTCATATCTGCGGCCTGCTTCATAGCTGCACCAGTCAAACCAGCACTTTTTGCAATTTTTGAAAAATTAATTGCAAGATTGCCAATTGCAGCATCGGAAAGCATAAACTCCATCTTCATTTCTCTGAAATTATTTTGTAATTCGCCAGATTCCAATCCTAATTGTTTTTCAAGGAATAATTGTGATTTTGATATGTCCAAAGCACTCTGTAGATTTTTAATGCCACTCTTTTGTAAATCAATAACATTTTTTTGATACTTAGATGTAGCAAAACCAGTAGAAGCGACACTACTGTCAAAATTATACAATTTCTCGGCAGCAGTCTTACTAGTGCCACTTAACTCACCTATCTGAAAAGCAAGTTGCTTAAGTTCATAAGTTTGACTAATCGTGCCAGCACCAGTAAGACCCTCCATTGAAGACATATACTTAGCAGGATTAACAGAATTTAATAAGGCTCCGCCTTGATTAGATAATATTGATTTAAATTGGTTTCCAAATTCTATTAAGTTATTTTTAAGACCCTTAAACATAGCATAAAAAGGAGTGTTTGCTTGTTCCTCTATTGATCTTTGTACTCTACCATAAAATTGTTCAACTAATTGAGTACCAAGTTTATTTGCGGCTTTTTTACCATAATCTCCCGATGCAGATATCTGATTTATTCTTCTTATGGTATCTTCCACGCCATCAAAACTACCATCCAATTCATCGAACATACTATACATGCTTTGTCGAACAACACTAGCTTGACTTATTATTGATTCTTTGTTTTGCCTCTCAACTTCTCTAATTGTATTTAATAAATCTTCTTTTTGCTTATTATATTCACTAGTTAATTCATCTACGGTTTTAATGCCCGCACGAGCTTCTTCGCTAACGTTTTCTAATAGTTTTTCTATATCTTTTAAATCAGACTTATATTTATTTAATCTTTGAATTTGATCTTTTATTGCTTCGCTCTCAACAGCATTTTTTTGCTGCATGCTGTCTTTTATGTCATCTACTTGTCCGGAAACATTACTTAAATCAGATTGCGCTTGTCTTATAGCAGGATTTAAGCAAGACGCACACATTGCTCTTATAAGTTGGTCAATGCTTACTTGTGTAAGTTCTACTTTTTGATTTTGATCTGCCATTCGAATATATAGAGTAAGAGCCTAGAAAAACCATGTGTTTTTCTAGGCTCTTAAGTAAAAAATCTAATTAATTAAACCATTAACGCCATTCCTTGAATCGGTAAATCACACACCAACAAATAGACATCAAACCAAGAGCTCCAGATATTCCTTTTAATGCTTTATTAAATTCTAGTTCTTTTTTATCCGCTTCTAGTCCTTCTTTAATGTACTTGAAACTATTTTCATCTTGCCTTTTTTCAATAATTGCTTTTTCAAAACTCTTTTTGCTAATCTCATATTTGTAATCAGAATCTTTCGCCCATGAAGAACTGCAAATATAAAGCAGTCCAAACATAATAGCAATATAAAACGAAAAATAACCGAACAGGTGATACCAAATAGACTTTGGTGGGTTAGCCGCTAAATACTCGGCGGTTCTCCGCTCTTGCTCTGCACGAGCCTCATTAGCTTGCCTTTGCTTTTCCACCCGTGCTTCCTCTGCACGAGCTTTGAAATTGTTGTTCATACCATTGAGGACATCTCGAAAACTCATGGCCACTACTCCTTTGACATCCTCCCCCGGCTAAAGCCGGGGGATTCCTGTTTCTAGAGAAACAGTTGGTTCTTGGTTCAACGATCCGACTTGCTGTGTTGCACTTCCGTGCAACACAGTAGAGGCCGAATCTCCCCAAGCGTGAATTCCCGCATGTCCTGCGGTATTTAATCCTAACCTAAGAATTTCAATTGCAGAGTTATGATCTCTGTGGGTTTTGAATCCACA